ATAGATGGTAAAATATGATAATATAATTCAGGATATGTATTTTTTTTGTATTTATCAAAATGATAATACAGATTTATCACTTCATCGAAAGTTGTCATTCTCTACCCCATTTAATATCCAACACATTTTCACTTGAATAATCCATACCTAGATCAGCACTAAAAAATCTTTGTTGAGAAGCATTTGATGTTTTTCTACCTGACTTCTTGTCAAAGTCTGCCCAATGAGAAACTATTACTAATTTAACATTAGATTGTGTTGCTGTTTCAGATATTTCAAATGTGTCTATGTTTCCTGAGTATAATAATATTGGGTCAGCTATTATTGAATTACTTGAATTAAGCAATCCTCGATATATTTCTACACTATCATTTACAATATTTTCATTTAAACAAGTGGATATAAATGTTTGATCTGCACCTGAAAGTGATAAGCTTAGAGATGTTTTAGATATATCTGTTTGTTCCTCAAAAGATGAACCACCTACTAAATGTGGGGAAGCTGTATATGTTCGACTTGAACCTGAAATAGATGAGGTTAAATCAAATCCACAATCGGTAAGAAAAACAGGTGTTGAAAAACCTATTTCAATAAGGTGTATGGGTCTAATCTGACCTGTTAATAATTCGTTTTTTACTGCTGTCGTTAGTGTTCGTGCCATAGTCCTCGTAATAACTTCTTGTTATGCTTTCTGTACCTTTTAGCATGGTAAAATTAAATTTACTATCAGGTTTTTTGTAAGCTTTTAAATCATTTGTTTTTTCGTCTATTTCATCAGCATTAACAATAGCAGTAGCTTCGAACTCGGCACTCACTAAATGTGTAATCTTGTATTTTTTCATTAAAGAGTTTCTTCAACATCTAACTCAAATTGATATAAAATATTACCATCTTTGTCTGAACCAATAGCACCGAACTCTTGCATATCATTTATCAAATGTACTTTAAATGCAACATTGTCATAAGTTACTACTGAGTCATCTACTAATGCTGTAATAAGTGGTGGCTCGATAGTTAGTGTTGCTTCATTAGAAACATCTGCTGTTACATCAGCTACGACCATATAGACTTTAGTATGTGAAGCAAAAGAAATAAAATCTCCAGCTTTAAATGTGCCTGTCATAGCATCTACATTTATTGTTGTATCTCCAACTGCGTGTGTGCCATTTACTAAAATAGTGCCACTTGCATTACCTCTAGCATTTTTTATTTCAGGTGGTGTAATAGTAAAATCTTCTTTACCTGATCTTTGCTTCATTATGAAAGCCATAAGTTCTCCATAAATGTCTGATCTTTTGCCTGTAATAATTCTAGCTGTAAAACCAAATCTTTGATTATCTACTTGTCTTGATAATTTTTTTCCTGAGATAGATTTAGAAACAAGTGTATTTTGCACAGACTTGATACCAAGTGTTTGAAAATCTGCTGTTGATATTGGAAATGCACCACTCATTATATTAACTCACTTCTTCCTTTTTCTGCTAAAGCATTATTTATTATTCCTGTTATCGTACCTCTATTCTCTTGTAAAGCTTCTCCAAATCCTCTTGAATCTATTGTATTTATAGTAAAGTTCACATTTACTGCTCCATTACCTGTACCTCTAGCTGATTGAGTTATTTGACCTGTACTATTTGGTATAAACATTTCAGCACCTCTTTCTCCTACGATTGTTGGCTGACCTTTTCTAACTGCTCCACCTTTTGCCATAGCAGTAAATCCTAAAAATCCTAATGGGTTTCCTGACATTAACATCATCGCAGTTTGTATTTTTAATTGTTGTTTCATCTCTTTTGTCTTATCTTTTTCCAACAACAATTCTAATTGCTTTCTAATAATGAGTTCTATTGTAAATGCTAATAGTTTTACCATTACTTGCTCTGCTAAATTTTTCATAGTCTCAGCTAAATTTTTTCCAAGTATTACTGACTCTGCTAAAGCTTGTGAAAAATTTTTAATACCTTTGTTAATTTGTGTTCCTATAATATTTCCAGCAGTTGTTAAATTACCAATCATATTTTTTAATGCTTCGCTGTTACCATCTTTTATTGAACTAAATATACTTCTAAAATTTCTAAAAATAGCTTCTGAAATTGTTTCGACTTTACCAGCTTTAATAGTTAAATCTTCTGTACTTTCTTTTTCATCGGTTGGGTCTCCTTTTAATTCTTTGTCTAAACGCAGTATTTCTTTTATTTTTTTTATAACTCTATCTAAGTTCATAAGTACAACAGCAAGACCACCAATCAATAAATTTTTTCTTATTGTAGCATTGAAACCAATCATAGCAGTATTTGTTACCCCTATTGCGATTGCTAAGTTATGAAAGAATTGAATTACTTTAAGAGCAATAAATAATCTAAATGCCTCTGTAATTAAAACAATATTGTCTTTTAAAAACTTTAGTGTTTTAGCTGTGCCTTGAATAATCGAACTTAAACCTGAACCAATCATTCTACCAAAGTCAGCTATTTCTTGTCTGTTTTCCTCTACTGATTTTTTTAAATCTCCTAAATTATCTTTAAGTGCTTTGAAAAAACCTTTAGATACTTCAACTTGAAATATAAAAAAAGCATCTTTTAAGTTTGATATTGTACCAAATAAAGTAAGTGCTAATTCATCCATTAGATTACCAAACTCTCCACCTGTACCAAATGCTTTAGCTAAACCTTTTATGGACTCTTTAGAATTTATAGACACACCCTCTTTGAAACCAGCCATAGCTTTGATACCTCTTTCTCTAAAGAGTTCAGCACTACTGATACCAGCACTAAATGATCTTTGTATTTGTAAAGAAGCTAATGCAAAATCATTACCTAGTAGTGTTGCTGTATTACCTGTAATTTTTAATAACTCATCAAAAGATACTCCACTTTCTTCAGCTTGTTTTCTAATTGTTGCTAAAGCAACAATACCTTGTTGGATGTTTTTAAGTTCAAATGGTGTTTGAGATGCAAATTTTGTAACAGACTCTAAAGCTTTTTGACCCTCTTTTGCTGAACCAAATAATGCTTTTAATTGTACTTCTAATGCTTCAATTTGAATACCAGCATCTACAAATCCTTTTATTACAACTCCAGCACCTAAACCAATAAAAGCATTTCTTAAATTAAAAACAGATTGTCTTACTCTTGATAAACCAGCTTGTAACCCTGTTAAAGCTTTCTTTGTTTTATCATTTGCAATTATATCAATAAGAAGTCTTTGATTTGCCATTATCTGTATTTCCTTTGTTCAGCTAGTCTCTTTTGAGTTTTATACTCATCTTGTTCTTTTTTCAAGTAAGCTATCCAAAGATTATAATGACTACAAGGCATATCTAAAACCTCTTGAATTGTAATATGAAGTCTGTCTGCTACTGCTAGAAGCGACCTTATTTCAGGGTCGCCATTTACTTTTTTTCGGCTTCCTCGTAAGAAGCATCTAAAAGAATTTTATTTGAAATTGTTGCTATTATATTTGAATCTGCTTGTTTTCTTAAATCAAATTTATCTTCTAATTTAAAAGCTTTTTTAAGATTACCTTTTTCATCTTTTACTTGAAGCTTCATAATTAACAAATCTACAAGAACATTTAAGTCTTGAAAGTTATTTGATTTTTTAAAAATGATGTTTTTTTCTTCAAGTGTTAAAGGCTCAGAATAAAATACTGATGGCTTACCATCCTCATCTTTCCATTCAGGAACTTCAATAGTTATAGTTTGCAGAGTCTCAAAATGAGTTTTAACTCTATCTATTATAGACATAAATATCTATTAACTTTCTGCACCTATTGTTAATGCACCTGTGCCTTGAAAAGTAACTGATCTTGCTACAATTCCATCTAAAGGTTGTGATACAGACATTCCTGTAATTATACCAGCACCCTCAAACTTTCTGTCTCCTGTTGAACTACCCTCAGGTAATAGTTTAAAAGTAACACTAGACCCAGCAGTTAATTGTGTTTGAACACTATCTGCTTCGTCAAAGTGCATTTCTAAGCTTCCTGAAAATGATGTTCTACCAGCTACGAAACTTTTTGCACCATCTGACATTTTTGTAGATTCTACAACATCGCCTGTTGTTTCAAGAGTGAAAGAAGTAAGTTCTCCAACTGCTGAACCACCTACTACGACTTCGCCCTCTTTTCCATGATGAACTGCCATTTTTTATTCTCCTATGTTAAAATTGTTTATATTATTTTTCTTCTTCATCGTCAATATCTTCCTCATCATCTTCATCAAAATCTTCTTCTGAATCATCTTCCCAAGTCTCATCTTCTTCTTGGTCTTTAAGATCAGCAAGTAAATCTTTGACTTCTTCACACATTAAGCTTTCTTTATCGTGTAACTTTTCTATTGCGTCTATTTTCTTTTCTATTTTATCAATGATTTTATCTTTGTTTGCCATATCTTCTCCTTGTTTATGGTGTTCCAGCTTGGAACTCATAAGTACATCTTACAACCATTCTTATACCACCAATCGGAAATAATGTACCCTCGTCTGTTTCCACACTAATAACTTCTGTATCAAGTGCGTTGCTACTTCTTGTAATATCAGATTCTAAAGCTGTTTCAATAGCTGTAATTAATTCGTTTCTTTTAGTGTCAATATTAACTTCAGCACCTTTTACAAATCCGAGTATTGCAAAGTCAATAATTCCTATTCTTGTTTTTGCACCACTTCCTATTTCTTGATCTTCTCTTGTTTCTTCTGATGTTTGAACAATTACTGCTGGATATTGTTTGTCTGATAATTCGTCTAATTGAAAAGGTTGTCTTGTAGCTTTCTTAATTGTTGGGCTACTTATACCTGATATTGTGGATAAAAGGTTTGATGCAATATTTTCTCGAACACTCATAATTTAAACTTCATTAATTCTTTTTCTACAAATCTGTTGAATTGCTTACTTATAATCTTTTCTGTTCTATCATTAAAGCCAAAAAATTCTCTTTTTGGTTCATTTAAAACTTGATTAAATAATGCTCTTTGTCTCATTTGTGCATTAGAAAAACCAACAGATATTTTACCTTTACCTGTTTTTCTTATTGTTCTTCCTGATGGTGTTAAAGCACCCAACATTCTACCTGAATAAAATAAATCTACTTTTATTGGTTTTCCCTCTCTTTGTAATTGTTTTCTATAAGACTCAGAATATGATGCAAATGGTACATCTCTAAAATCAATACCTTTAGCTGTCTTTGTTCTAATTATATCTAATAAATGAAAACCAGCTTGTAATAAACCTTTATCAAATATTTTAGGAAATTTGCTTTGTAGTCTGCTGTATCTTTTGGATATTTGTTTTGTATTTGTTTTGATCTTTATGTCTAAAGCCATTATCTAGTCAATCTTCTAAAACCATGTAAAGGCTCTCTTTCAGCAACTTGGATAGTGCCATCTCCTGTCTCATCGTACTCAACACCATCCTCTAATATCGTTCTCCATTCTTTGTTATATTCTGACATATAAAACTCGCCCATTCTTTCAAATCTATCTTTCTCTGTTTCAGGTCTAAACTTTGTTAATGCTGGGCAAAGGAATCTACCAAGAAATAAATATACACCAGCCCTTTCAAACTGATCTAAATTAACTTTAGTATCAACCATCTCAGCAGTATTTAGAATAGTAATATCTGTAAAAATATTAGCTTTGTAGGTTTGCCACCATTCGACTCTTAGCTGTCTTAAAATATCGTTAGTTGTTTGTGCAAAGAAATTAACTGCTTCTGTATCAGTTGATGCAATACCAAATCCAAAAGCATCAGGTTGATATTTAGTTACATCACTTGCAGTAATAACATTTGCACCTGTATAATTAGCCATAGTATTTTCCTACGAACCAATTAATAAACTTCTTAATTTTTTTTCTTAGTTTTCTTAACATTTTTTTTTCTCTTTGGTTTAAGTTGTACTATTTTATCAGAAATATCTTTTGCTGTCGCTTTTTTAATTTCTTTTTTAACTTCTCCAACAGGAACAAAACCTCTCATTTTAAAATGTTTTATATTAGCTTCGTATTGGTCTTTTGCTCTTGTTATAGTTTTCTTACCATTTGTTAATCTAATATTCATAAATTCTCCTAGTTAGTATCAGGGGGATTGCTCCCCCTGACAATATAACGATTATTGGATAGATGAATCTACATTCAATTCTACACCATAAGTATCGTTTAGTTCTCCTGTACCATATACAGCAGTTGCTACAATCTCGTCTGCTCTTAGAGACGCATCTCTTTGAGTTTCGATTTTTAGGTCTTGCATCATAGCCAATGCTAACGCATCTCTATGGAATACAGCACCTTTATAGTCTCCTGTTGTACCCGGATTATTTCCTGAGTTGTCAGCAATATTTGAAGTTTCAAATATTGGAACACCAGCAACATTACCAACAAAACCTGTTCTTAAAGCTTCGTTTGATAATTCTGTGTCTCTACCAACAAATGTGTTTGTTAAACCACTTTTTAGGTCAAACGCATTTAAAGGATGAAAAACACCAGCTAGGTCTGACATTGGAACTGCATTTTTTCTAAGTGTTGCTACTGCTTGAAATACATTAGATGCACTTAATACTGCTGTTCCATCATTAACTTCTTGTGAGAAACCATCAAATAACGCAGTTAAATCTGTGTCAATTTTT